GACTTACCTGAGGATCAGATTGCGGAGTTAGAGAGACGTAGATACAATAAGAACTAAAAATAAGGAGTAGGGGAAACCCACTCCTTTTTCTTATGCGTATGTTGGTACCATCTTCACAATCATCTTTGGATTGACGAAGAAGTAGGCACCAGTCAAGTCCACTGTAGCGTACACTCGTAACATCGGTGCTCGACTGCCCTTGATGTAGTTACCGATTACTGAGTCAGGTGTTTCAGGTACCCCACCTAGATTGAACTCATCCATTGACACGTACACCTTTTCACTTGTAATCATTGTTAGTTCTACTGTTTTTAACTTAGCCACTTGTTATCATCCTTTCTTATTAGTGCTTACTTGCTAAACTGAAGATGTAGCTAATAAGTCCCCCAAGAATAACCATTAGCGCATTCTCGATTAGCTTCTGCTGCCTATCCGTTCCTTTCTCTCCTTTCTCCTCAAGTTCCTCTAGTTCCTGCTCTAGGTGCTCGATTCGATAGAAAAGATGGGACTGTTTCTCTTCACTGATAGCCATGTTCTTGTCGATATCCTTCACGATCCCACGAAGTTCGTCAACAACAGTTTTAAGCTCTACCGTGCTTTGTTCTTGGTCTTGGAGTGTGGACTCAATTTCCTGTAGTTTAAGGAGTACTTGTTGGTTGTTCACTAAAACCCCACCTTTCTGTTATATCCCAAAAATACTTCTACGTTTTTCGACCCTATCACACTCGGTATCGTAATTCTCCATAAAGTGTACCAGTACTTCTCTTCCATCCTCATCCTCTATCTGTCCGTATTCTGAGTCCGTATTAATCGCAAACACGACCTTACCATGCTCTCGTAAGTCCAACTCAATGCGTACCCAATCGGACTGTTCTGCTTCGATGTATTTAAAGGTAAAGTCCATTAGGAGACCTAATGACAATAGCCTGTGAATGCTGTACATATGGTAGCTCGATCTGTTACTGTTTATCATATTGCCTACTAGGTCACGAAATTCTGCCTTTAAATTAGGTTGATGTTTATTCCCTACTACGTTCATCTTCAATCTCCTTTCGTTCTCTATTATTCATAAGGGCAGTCGTAACTAGTAAAAGTAGTAAGCCGTTTTTAATAGTTATGGTTTGGTACATCTCACTCCTGTATAGGATCGTATCTGATATAATAGAGATATAAACTAGTGTGATGAATGCAAGAGCTTTAATTGTCGGAAACAGTAGCTTAAACATTATCCCCTTGTGTAGGATAGACGCAGTTATATATGAAATATACGAAGTAATAATATAGAAGATAAGGGTGAAAGTAAGCGATGTAACTAGGAGTATCATGGCTTCACACCCTCTTCACTTTATTAATCCCTATTAATATAAGACTTTACAGTGTATTTTTTCGATAATCCTCTATATTAAAGGTATAAATTATTTTCTCAAGTGGGGGTTATCGAAAATGAAGAAATATAGTAAACATGTGTACCTGAAAGTTATGTTAATTCTCTTAGCAGAAGCTCTTGCCATTGCGATTACAGATTTCGCAGTAAAATACGGTATGCCGATTGAACACACAACACTATCCTACGTTGTATGTGGTGCTCTATTAGCTTTTATCGTGGTTGGCTCATACGACTATATCATTCGCAAAGGGGAACAGAGAGCACAGCAGGAGCGTCAGAGTTTGGTCAATATTATGATGCTTCGATATAGTCCGAAGGGCAGAGACCATAGACCATAATTCAGAAAAGGTAGGTGCTTAGAATGTTTGGATTTACAGAGCAGGAATTGGAACGTTACAAGGATTTAGTACAGACGTATGCAATTAGAGACTTAGCGGCCGATATTGTACACGGTGCAGGGTTAATCGTAGAGCTAGTGGAGAAGGACGGTAAGTACTACCCAGTGACTTCCTCATTTAAAACGCTCGTCACAGACATCGAGATTGTGCTTACAGTGAATGCACTACATATGGCTTACGACTACGCTCATCTCCAAGACGACATCGAGAAAACAGAAGAGGACATCATCAAGTATCTCCACGATAAGTACGAAACAAAAGTAATCAACCAATTCATTCGTTATGGGATCGTAACTTCTGCCAATGTAGCCGAGACGGTTGTAATGGAAGTTATTCTAGAGCTACCTTACCTGTACAGTCTAGCTTTCAAGGACAAAGAATCATTCGATGGGGATGCCTTCATAGAAGAACGTCTCTACGCTTATGACGAGTACATAGAGAATATGGGTGCAGAAGAAGAGGATGATGACGAGGACGAGGAAGATGAGGAGTAATGGTAACAAAAAGAGAAGTGGTAGAAAAGAGAAAGAAGCTAGTTAGCCTAGCGAAGAAAAAGGTCTCATTTAAGAAAGGTGACAAGAGGGTCTACAGTCCGAAGATATGCGTAGTCTGTGGCCGCCCTCTATCTTCTCTGATTATTAATGAGAACAAATACATAATTATACAGGCTCATACGAGATACCACGTAAATGACCTATTTATCGTGGACGCATGTACAGACATAACCTCATGCTACAGAACATTAAAACAGAAAGGGGAGTTGGAAGAGGATGTCGATGTCAAACAATATCAAGCAAGGCGTGAAGAAGAAAAAGGAAGACTTCTCAAGTGAACAAGAATTACGTGAGTTAATTAACTCTGCGGCATCAAAATCTCTTAAACTATTTATCCAACGAATGGAATCGGGGGAAATTCCAATTGATAACATTTCCGACTTCATTCGTGTAATCGGAGCGTATAAAGAGATTAACGGTATCACAGAAGTTATGGATGGTCAAGGTAACACAGGTATGCTTCCTGAAATCAATATGCGTCAAGATAAAGTATTAAAGGATCAGATTCAGGAAGGTAAGATTGCTGCCGATGAGGAAGGTCGTATGGACGTTATGGACATGTCCGTAGACGATATGGCAGACCTAATCCGAAAACTAGATACCGCACAGAACGCAGAAAACGAGGGTGCATTCTAATGAATAATTTTGATGGAAAAATGCTTGCAAACGTTGCAAGACAAACATTCGGTCGTACAGACCTAACGAAGGAAGAACTAGCATACGTACTGACGATGTTGAACTGTTCTTCTTACTTACTGAAACATCACAGGGTTAAGAACCATCCAATTACCTTCCACATCGGAGGAATGGATTCTTCAAAGGCACAGGCTCACCGTCCGTGGCAGATTGAGATGATTAACGATACACACCCTGATAAAGCAGTAATCAAGTCCCGTCAGTTAGGGCTATCAGAGATTGGCGTAGGGGAGATGATTCACTTCGCAGACCAACACTCCTATGCAGGTGTTAAGTGCCTTTATACGTTCCCTACGAACCGTCAGATGAAAGATTTCGTATCAACACGTATTAACCCGTTACTAGAAGCAGGATACTACTCTACGATTTCCGATCCGAAAGTGGATTCCTTGGAGAAGAAAAAGATTCGTAACAGTTTCATTCTGTTCCGTTCATCTTCTAAAGGAGCAGCCGTAGAGGGTGTGGATATCGACTTCTTATCACTGGATGAGTATGACCGTGTAACTGCAAGTGCCGAGATTTCAGCGATGGAATCTATGTCGTCTTCACAATTTAAAATTTTACGAAGATGGTCAACACCTACAGTACCTGATTACGGTATTCACGCATTGTACAACCAATCAGACCAACGAGTGTACATGCACAAATGTGACAAGTGTGGAATGAGACAACAACTAGATTACGAGAAGAATATCGAGTGTACGGACGAAGCAGGAGTAGACGTACTAGCTAAAACTGTAAAAGACGGAACATTCAGATTTATTTGCTCTAACTGTGGTGCATTGCTAGATAGATGGTATAATGGATCATGGGTAGCCGCATATCCGACACGTACGGAAAACAACCAAGGTACTCGTGGATACCTAATCACACAGATGAATGCAGTATGGGTTAGTGCCGATGAGCTAAAACGTAAAGAGCTTAAAGCAAAATCGAAACAGCATTTCTACAACTACGTTTTAGGATTCCCGTACCAGGACGTAGCGTTAGCGGTCCAAGACAATGACGTAATGGGTAATAAGCGTGAGCACTTACGTGAACCATTATTTAACCGAGGAGACTACCGATTCATTTCAGTAGGTATCGACTGGGGGAACCGTCATTGGGTTACAGTCCGTGGATTCCGAGATAACGGTATGATTGATATGATTCGTATATTCTCTGTAGAGCGTGCTCGTGGGGTAGCTAATATCGAAGCCGACTTAGAGAACATCATCAATCAGTTAATCCCGTACAATCCCGATATCATCTGTGCCGACATCGGTGACAGTGGTAACTATGTTGAGAAACTTATCCAACACTTCGGAGTAGGACGAGTATACGGTGTGAAAGTAAACCCTAACCCTCGTTCAACTGGTCAGATTCAACCTTCATGGTCTGAAAGCCAATCACGAGTTACAGTGGACAAGCTTACACAAAACAAACGTCACATTGCCGATATGAAGATGGGTCGCTTAGGATTCTATCAACAAACAGATAAAGACCTAGAGCTATATCTACATCACTGGAAGAACGTAGTTATCCGAGACGAGGAAGATGAGAAGACTGGTGAAGTTTATCAGATTATCACGGATCGTGGAGATGACCACTACGCACAATCATCGGTGTATAGCATGGTCGGAATGGAGCACGTACTAGAGCCGTACATCACACTAACACAGGAGAACGCATTTGCGTATACGACTGTAGATAGTATGGCACCAGCAGTTACAGATATTTTCGCTAAAGGTTACTAGATTTACCATCCCAACCGTTATATTAATGGTGGGTATTGACTACATAACAAAGGAGAGGAATTAGTATGGGAACTTATAACGTACACGGAGGGCACAATGGCATCGTCCAGGGAGCTAACTACGGAAATCGTAAAGAGCACATCATGGACCGCCAAGTAAAAGACGCTCTAATCAGCAAGCTTCGTAGTCTAGGACATACAGTATACGATTGCACAGATGAAACAGGCTCTACACAGTCTGCTAACCTACGTAACATCGTAGCTAAATGTAACGCTCACCGAGTAGACTTAGACATCTCGTTGCACTTAAACGCATTCAACGGCTCTGCTAACGGGGTTGAGGTTTGCTACTACGACCAACAAGCTCTAGCTGCTAAAGTTTCTAAACAACTGTCTGATGACATTGGCTGGTCTAACCGTGGAGCTAAAGTACGTACAGACCTTTACGTGTTAAACACTACTAGCGCACCTGCTATCTTAATCGAATTAGGATTCATCGACAACGAGAGCGACATGGCTAAGTGGAACGTAGATAAAATCGCAGATTCTATCTGCTACGCTATCACAGGTCAACGTACAGGTTCAGGTGGAAACACAGGTGGAGGTTCTACTGGTGGGAGCACTGGTGGAGGTGGATACGACTCTAGTTGGTTCACACCACAAAACGGTGTATTCACAGCTAATACTACAATCAAAGTTAGAAGTGAGCCAAGTGTAAACGCTGAACACATTCGAACTTTAGAAAGTGGAAAATCGTACACATACAGTTCATTCGGAATGGAGAGAGACGGTTACGTTTGGATCAAAGGCGTAGATGGTACATACCTTGCGACTGGTGAAACTCGTGATGGTAAACGTATCTCTTACTGGGGAACATTCCAGTAATTACACAGAAGCCGACTCTAAATAGGGTCGGTTTTCTTTTTTAAGAAATAGGAAAGGAAGATGACAATGGATAATAATATGCCAATGATCCGTAATGGTGTATACCAAAACAACCCTGACGTACTAGGGAAGATTGGTGAGCTAGACTTAGCAATTAAAGAGTTGGGCGCAGGAAATACAGGAGACTACGCAACAAAAGAAGATATCCAAGGTATGGTTAAGCAGGTTAACAGTACTAACCCTGACACAAATGGTAACGTAACACTAACTGGTCTTGTTAAGAAGGTTAATAATACTGTTCCCGATGCGAATGGTAACGTTACAATAACAATCCCGAGTACCGCAGGAATGGTAAAATCAGTTAACAGTAACTTACCTGACGCAAATGGAAACGTAACAATTACTATCCCTAGTACAGCAGGATTCGTGAAGAAAGTAAACAACGTGGCTCCTGACGCAAACGGTAACGTTACAATCAACCTATTCCCTTCAGGAACGACTGCACAACGTCCTTCGACTGGTACGGTAGCAGGTCAATACTTCTTCGATACAACATTGAATAAACCATTATACCGTAACGCAACTAACAACGGTTGGGTAGATGGAACAGGCGCACCTGTAACGTGAGTAGCAATTGCTACTCTTTTTTTTTTGTTTATAAGACCCAGTAACTAGTGTGAATATGTTATAATAAATACAGGTGGTGATATAGGTGAAGAGAGAGAAGTACAAGCTATCTCCCGATGCAACTCGTGAGTTGATGATGCGTTTGGCTAAGAGGGCACAAGAGTTAGGTGTTGAATTAGATAGAGCAGCTTTACTGGACATTACGAAGAAAGAAGACTACAATGGGGAACCTCTTTTTACACCGAACAAGGAGGGTAGTTAATGTTATCGTACATACTTATCGGTATTGTGTTGTATCTATTGATTGGTGTTGGTCTACTGATTTATGCAGTAACAACGTCTAACTGGGGTGGGTTAATCCTACATTTTTGGTACCTAGTCATACTATTGTACCCTTATCTAATCGTAAGGAGTTTAATAGAGGGGATTAGGGATCGCTAGAAGCGAGGTAATGCACAATGACGGAAGCAGATCATAATATTACAGTTGCCATATTAGGATTATCAGGGGTACTCCTGTATACGGTAATACTATTCATAGGGTATATAAAGGCAGTCGAACGAGTCCGAGAGGAAGCGGAGACAGAAGAGAACATTAGAATATTGGTAAAAGATATCTTTGAGGAAGTAAAAAATACAATCGAAAGAGGAGAAGATAATATGACAGAAACTAACATGGTGGATAAGCGTAAGCCGTTTGAAGCAGAGGGCAGTCTTTGGGTAGACGGGACAACACAAAGAGGGTTCTTGATGCCACTAATCAAACCTGAAATTAAAAATACGTTGACACTAAAAGACTTAGTTACACGTAAACCTACATACGATAACTATACAGAAGTTGTCGAGTTACTAGCAGAACTCGCTAAAAAGACGTTCACTGACTTCAAGTTCTACATCGCTAAGTCCGATGACGAAACAAAGGACTACAACTTTGTACAGGTTGTTAGCAAATATGAAGACGACCCGTATACACACAAGTTAATCTTCAGTAAAGGTGTAGAATACGGTTTAGATAGTGCAGAGCTTTCTAGACGGTTCGCATACCATGTTTCAGAAGGAAACGTACTACCATTAGGAGAGGGCATGAAAATCCTGTTAGAGGATGGAACAGGTCAATGTCCTACAGGTGTATCACCTATTACAAACGGTCTAGAAGGGACAGAGATTGCGTTCATCTTTGGATTCATCCAAGAGAAGAACTATGATTCATGGAAAGAGAATACGTTCCCTAAAAAGGATGAGGAATAATGGAGACGACTCGTAAGACTCTAACGGCTCAGTTAAAAGATACGGTAGCGTTTTTCAAGGATCGTAAAACGGTAGGGAAAATGAAGACGGAGCACTCTATCTTCATTCCTTCCAAACTCATGCTTGAGAAAGAAGG